AATGCCAAAAAGAAATCACCATACTTAACCATATTACGAACCCAAGGCCATAAGTTAAACTCTACGTTCATTACATCGTAGAATAGGTTGTGTAATGCTTCTTTTACATTTTCATTAGATGATTTGATTGTTAGTACCTCACCATACTCATCTTTTGTAGTTGATTCATCTGCATAGATATCTAATGCCGATGAAAGTATCGGGTCATTATCCATTGCATCATAATCTCTGAATAATTCTCTACGAACTTGTGCATATGCCATTGATTGTGCACCACCTTGTTGTTCGTAGAATGATTTTTGTAACTTTGTGTACCTATCACGTAGGTTCATAAAGTTTGTATTGAATTGTCTTTCATCGGTATCAACAACTTTACGTTTTCCGTCTTTATCAATACGGACAACTGCTTGTGTTGAGAATAACTTTCTTAATCTACCAAAAAAACTTCTATCGTCAGTTACTTCTGCCATAATTTTCTATTTTGTTTTATAACCTTTATTTAACACAAAAACATATTACCACTTTCTACATGACCAATAATTTGCTTTTGTTCTTGGACCGGGATTATCACAATTCATTCTTGCTCTAAATGATTTTCTTCTTGCTGGATTGTCTTTTTTAATAACCATTCCTTTCTGTCCAAAATTCACTTTAATCACCTTACCTGTTTTTGGGTTTTTGACGTAGACCTTAAATTTTTTTACATCCCCTTGCATCGGTTTACCCAACTTTACTTCTCTTCCCTGGTATTCTGCTTCAAATACACAATTACAATTTGCCTCATTCAATTCGTTTGAGTATTGTTGTAAGTATGCAAGAAAATCATCCATATCTTCTTGCTCAACATCCAATTCATCATAATCATCAATTGGATTATCTTGCGGAGTATCACCCATAGCATATGCTTGGTCAATATACTCATCTTCATTCAGTAAAGATTTTAACTTAATCATAGTAAATAGTATTTTGATATATACAATAAATATGTAAAAATATTAAAACACTATAACCATTGGGATAAATCTTCAAACGTATCACCCACTCTCATCTTCCAAGGATTCTCATCCATATTAGATGGTGAATACACACCTTCGTATGTATTTGCAGTAATTCCAGCTACTGCCATTTTTGTTAAATCAATACCTTCTTGTCTTAAACGAAGTGCGGTATCTCTTACCCATAATCCAATAGAGAATGCCATTACCAAGTCATCATTATAACCCTTCATAGCTTCAGCTCTACCACTGTGATATATAAATGTAAACAATTCATCAATTAATCTAGATGAACGAACTATAACCGTCTTCTCTCTGAAATAATCATCCAATTTGGATATAATTAAAGGTCTAGTCTTTGATGTTGTTGAAAAACCAGCAACCAATCCTCTATCCTCTGCTCTGTATCTATTGTTTAATTGGTTCTCCACATCTACATACTTCAAATCCTTACTCATATAGAATAGGTTACGATACCCTCTATCTATTACCTGTTGTATTGTTGCCCAACCAATGTTTGCGTTTTCTATTACTAATAATGCATCATTGTATTCGGTTGATATTGCTACTAACAAATTTCCAAAATCTTTGGTATCCATCTTACCTTTGTACTCACCAACTTGAGTTGCGGTTACAATATTTATAATGTGGAATGTTGAATAATCGGCACCATCTCCCCTTGCAACGTCAGCTACAACCATAAACGATGCATTTGATGTAGGATATTCCCATCTCCAAAAGTTGTTATCTATACCACCTTTTGAAACAGGGTCTTGAACATAAGTTTCTTTGTAGAACATTAGGAGTTCTGGGTCAATTACATTATCTCCAGATGAAATAAAGTCACAATCACATTCTTGTGCAGCTCCTTTTCTTCCCAACAATCTTTCTTGCTCATCTCTCCACGTCTGGTCTCTTTCTGGATGAACTGTCCAATGTAAACGAATTGTGTTGAATGGATTTATAGATGATTCTGCATCACTCCATGTTTGATGAAACCAATTACCCACACCATTAGGAGTTGATAACGCAATACACGCCCCACCCGTTGATAGAGTAGATTGAGCTGCTTTCCAAATCTCATCGATATCATCAATGAAAGCTGCCTCATCAAATATTAGTAGTGATAGGGCTTCCGAACGTCCTGCATCAGGTGAGGAAGCAATTGCTTTGATTTGTGAACCATTTTGTAATTTAAGTGAGAGTTTGTTATCTTCCAATGCCCCACCTTTTAACCAAGATGGTAATAACTCATACATTACTCTTACTTTTGTTACCAAGTTCTTTGCAACCTCTTGTTTTGTTGCAATAACCAATACGTTAAAATCCGTATTGAATAACATACTCCACAACGCATAACCTGCTGATAATGTGGAGATACCAGTTTGACGAGATTTAAGAACGATATTAAATCTATGGTTCTTAAATTCGGTTAGTGTCTTCTCTTGAAAAGGAAATAGATGAAATGGTATTTTACCTTTCACCGGATGCTGAATCATACAATATTTCTTCATAAAGTGGATAGGGTCACTAGCACACTTTATGTATTCTTCTCCTATAATTTGCTTTAGAGATTTCTTTTGTTGTATTCCGTTACTCATACTAAATCTTTAGGTGGCTTTACTAAATCGTAATTTTTATCTTTTAGTAACTCCCAAGCTTCATTTCTTAATTTTGTAACTTGTGCAACTTCAGCTTCTACGTTGGTAATTTCAAGCAATATTTCTGCTTTTAATTCCTCAACAGGTCTTTCCATAGTCCACTTTTCAGTTGTACCATTTTCGTTTACATACTCATATTCCTGTCTTGCATCTTTATATGCTTGATTGAATTGAGCAAGTACATCAGTTCCGTGGTCAATCATATTTGATGTTAATTTGTAGGTTTCATATGCATCCCACAATCCATCTACTCTTATTTCAAATTCTTTTTTAGCAAGACAAGTTGTACAATATCCAGTTTTAGATATTAACTTTTTATCTACCCTACCTAATTTGATTGTTTTACATTCACTACCTTTACATCTATTAAGTTCTGATAAGTAATTTCTTACACTAGACATTGTTTCACTTAATGATGATATTTGCTCCTTACCCCATTGTTTTTGTTCCCATTGAACTCCGTTTGAATCAGTCCAAGTTTCTCCAACTTCTCTTGTAATATTAGCTTCTGGATTTACTGATAATGAGATTTGTGCATTTGTTTCATATTCCTGCCCACGTAATACCATATCCGATAACTTTCTACGAGTCGGATGCATGTACTGTCGATTGAATTCTTTTGCCATATTATTTCCTATATATTCGTATATATAAGTATATACTTTTTGGAAAAAACGTTAAAAATTATTCGTAAAAAAGACCTAATATCTGATTAAGTGGAGCGAATGCTCCTGTTAATTTGTAAGTGTTTCCGTTATATACAAATACGATACCTTCGTTTGGAACTATCTTTTCAAATCCACCCAATGCCTGTAATCTTTGTAATTCTAATTTAAGTTTGTCCAATTTTTTAGGGTCTCCCAACTTTCTAACATCATCAACCGTCTTATGCAATCTAGCTACCATTTGTTTAGTTGCTTCCGTTGGATTTGCAGTAAGTACAGATTCCATAAATGAAAGAACATCTGCCCCAACACCTAAAAATATTTCTTCGAATTTCATTAGGTTATCTTTTGCTATTTTAGCTTGGTCTTTCTTTTCGGTATTATCTGCCCAACTTCTTAACTTAGGGTCTTGTATTGTTGCTATTCTGAATCCTTTATCTCCAAATGCCCATCTCTTAACCAAACCAATCTTTTCTTGTGCATCTAAACCCTTTGCGTTTTTATCCACAAAGTTACTCCACCAAGCTTGATGATAATCAGCTACACCATCGGTATCTGATAATCCAAACTCACTTTGTAGTTTAGATATCATACCCATATATTTTGATTGTAGTTTTGTTAAATCCTCACTCTTTGGTAATTTTTGCATTGGAGGTCCTTGTATTGTGTACTTAGATTGAACGTGTCCATTAACTTGCTTAATCATACCAGCTAATATTCTTGCAGATGTTTGATTTTCACCGATTATATTTCCATCGATATCATAATCAAATGTTCCATGAAATACTAATAGTGGTTGATTGTATGGGATTACGTTTACCGATGTTGGATAAATTACTTCCAAATTCATAAAAGAACCACCACCATTAAATATTTTATCTCTTTGTGAATCCGATAATGCAGATATTGCTTTTGATAAATCACTCATAGCAAAATTGTAAGCATCGGTTAAACCACCTCTACCACCAAACTTATCTGCCACCTGTCCTATTGTCATAGCACCCTCACCTTTATTCTTTAGATGTGATTTGTTTCTAGCAGCAACCAATCTTCCGTTTACCCAACTAATTGCCAATGCCTGCCCATCTGTCTTTTCTCTTGCTACATCCAAATCTCCAGTAAGTGCCTTCTTAACGATGTTTTTTAAATCAGAAAAGGTAAGGTTCATTTCAATATCAAACGGATGATGCATGTGTCCATAAGCACCACCTTCTATAAGTAAATCTTTATTTTCGTTTACTCTTTTTACAGGTTCGTATCCTTTCTTTTGAGTATCTTTGGTATCCGTTTGGTGACCAGGTTCTACTTCTCTATCATCATCAAAATCAATTGTATCTAATTCGGCAGGATATCCGTAATCAGGCGTATATGATGATGATTTATGATGGTGTAAAAAATTATGCTCAGCATCCGTTTCTGCTTCATGGTTTTTTGAAGTTACTGCTTCAAATGCTTTATTTTTAACTTTATACCACCCACCACCTGGCATTGTGAATACTCTTGCAGGTATTTTGAATGTAGAACCAATTTTAAATTTGCTG